TATCACTTCCATTGCTTGTTCATTTTTGAACGGTTTTCCAGCATAGTTTCCGGAAACACGCGCTGCTCCACGCAATGCTCCAGGACCAATAGGTGTCCATGTATCCCAATCACGAGGGAAAGTTAGAGGCAACTCATTAGGCTCTTCATGATATCTACCCCAGAAACCAGTGTAGGTTGTATCAATGAGAATTTCTTTGGTCATGAATCCTGATCCACCAAAACCATTTATTGTCATCATGATTTTTGCAGTTTTTTCCCATGAATCAGAGCTACCAGCACATGCTATGATTTCGGAAATATTTGTCTGTAGACTCTTGAGGAAGTAATCGACCACCACTTCTTGTTTCGGAGCAGATATACCTTGGTTCGTGATAACATAGGCTCCTGTAAATACTCTTTCTCTATTCGAGAGTCTGTCAGCAGCCGTTTCTTTAACATTTTCCCAATGAACATCAGTAAAGTCTTCCCAATCAGTCCAACCTATTTCTGTTGCAAACTCATATGTTCCGAAATATCTGAATGTAGCACAATTCAATAGAATTGCTTCACGATTATCATTAAAGTGTTCTTTGTAGAATAGCTCCCTTAGCATCATGCTCGTTTTGTCATGCTGACGTCGAACATTGGTGAATTTATATGTCTGAAGAATCTTGTCTTCAGTCCATGGAAAGAAATCGCCTGCCTCCTTTCGAAGGCGGACGCTTTCACGTTCATTGAGATAATCAAAGAACGATGCTGCATGATCAAGAGACATCATTCTGCAGCCTGAGCCTTTGCAGCTTTCGCTGCTTCTTTTTCAGCTTTTGCTTTTGCAGCAGCTTCGGCTTTGGCAGCTTTCTCAGCTTCACGTTCTGCTTTTTTGGCTTCACGTTCAGCAGCTTTTGCTTCTTTCTCAGCAGCACGTTTAGCAATGGCTTGCATCTTGGAAAGATCAGGGTCTTCTCGACCACTTGCCTTATACCAAGCGGCCCGACGCTCAGCATATTCTTCATCGGTAGGCTCAGTTACAGACATGTAACCAGCTTTTTCCCAATTGTAGATGTCCCAAGGAAGAGTGCCTTCACCTTCAATTGCATTGATGATAAGCATACCATCTTTGTAATTACCAGAACGATGAGCACGGTCTTCTTCACCATCAAATGGTTTGACAATTTTCACAATGGAAAACATTTTCTTCGTCGGACGCTTGATATGCTGTGCTTCAGCAGGTTTTGTCAGTCTACGATCTTTCGGCTCTTTTGGCTCTTTCGGAGCTTTCTTGGCTGGAGCTTTACCATCTGCTTCAGCTTCATATTTCTGCAATGCTTTCAAAGTTTGCTCGACAGCAGTCGTATGATCTTTGAATGCTTTCACAGTTGCAACGCCAAGATTTGCTGCAACGAGATTGCGAAGTTTGAGCAGAGCCTCATCATCCATGCTTTCGAGAGTTGCACGGTCATAGGCTTTGTCAAGGAAAGTAATTTTATCGGTCATCTGTGACTCCATTTCTGAGATATAGTGGCTCACTACTTGTGGCCAGTATTAGAACATTACTGTATCAAACTTCTGACCACAAGTGTTATTTATCAAAAATCAGAAATAATTAGTCTTCTGCACAAGCACCTGTTCTTTGACCTGTTTCTGGATTAAAACCACATGCTTCTCCGTATTCTAAAGATATCAAAGCATCACGTTCAGCAATAACTTCTTTCTTTGAAGATTGAATAGGCTCATCATATTTTCCTGCTGGACGATATGTGGTGCAGCCTTTTGCTCCATTGTTATAAGCCATCGTGTAGATGTCTTTGAAATCTTTGAAGCTAGTATTTGTGGGAATATTCACTGTTTTTGAACAGGCAGCATCAATACTCATTTGAGCTGTGCAGAGAACTCCAATATGTTCTGCTGGAGTAATTAGTCCAGAGACTACTGTCTTGCCTTTAACACCAAGATGAGCAACACCATAATCAGCAACTGTGATTATACGATGACCACCTGGAATAATAACACGACGTGACTGCTCATAATCGAGAACTGGTTCAATACCTGATGATACGTTATCAGCAGTGAATGAGATTGTTCCTGTTGGAGCGATACTTGTAAGATGAGAGTTTCTCATTCCAAACTTACGAATCAAGTCTTTTGTTTCTTCCCACAAACCACTAACAAATTCACCAGCCATATAGCGATCTTCGTCATATAGTGGGAAAGAACCTTTTTCACCAGCAAGAATCGCAGATGCCCGATAACACTTATTTGTGATGAAAGACATAATTTGATCTTGCTTATCAAGAAATTCTGGAGATCCATATGGAAAACCCATAGCTTCTAGAGCATTTGCAACACCAGTATGACCGAGGCCCATACGTCGTTTCCTTTGGGCTTCAATGCGTTGTTGCGGTAGTGGATAACGGCTCCGATCAACTACATTGTCCATTGCTCGAACAACATGTGGAATATCTATTTCCATTTGATCAAAGTCAAACCAGAACTTTCCTTCAGCATCTTTACGAAGATATTTTACCCAATTGAAACTACCCAAGAGACATGCACCATACGGAGGCAGAGGTTGTTCACCACATGGATTTGTTGCTGCAATAGTTTCACAATAATAGAGATTATTCATGCGATTGATTTGATCGATAAAAAGAACTCCAGGTTCTGCCCAATCATATGTTCCTCGCATAATCATGTCCCACAAAGCATGTGGATCTACTTCGCGATAAACTCTACCACCAAATTGCAGTGGAAAAGGTTTATTACTTGCGAGACATTCCATGAATTTGTCTGTAACAGCAACTGACATATTGAAACCACGAAGTGGACGAAACTCCCATGGAACTGAGTCATCTGAAACTTGCTTTGCACGAATGAATGCTTCAATATCAGGATGATCAATTCTCATCACTAGCATTTGTGCGCCGCGTCTGTTGCCAGCAGAGGAAGTTGCTTTGCATATGGCATCATATATAGGTGCAAATGCAAGAGGACCGTCTGTGGTGCTCTGAACGCCTCTGATAAGATCTCCAGAAGGACGTAATGTGCTAATGTCATACCCTACACCACCGCCCTGTCGCATTGTGATAGCAGCATTCTTAGCAGTATCCATAATAGAAAGTGGATCATGCATTCCAGGTTTTAGAATGTCTAGTTCTGCTTGAGTTGGTCCATCAGTGAAACTATCATGAATTGTTGCCATTACGAAACAATTATAGAGAGTTACATTTTTAAGAGAACCTGCCCCTGCTTGAACTCGACCCGGAGGCATAAAGCGTTGATCAATACTGATTTCGCGAAATGCCATATAGTGTTCGTGACCGTCTTGCAAAAAACCAGACCACCGATTAGCAGCTTCACGGAAACTTTCGTTTTCTCCACGGTATTTTTCTGCATGAACTAGATCACAATCGGGATTTTGTGGACCATACATTCGTCTTGACTCCATTGGATTTTTCCTTTAGCTATGCATATCAACGACTGTAACTTTTTCAGCCGCTCGGGTTATTGCTGTATAGAGCCAGCGTTGTCTTTCTTTTCTTGGTCCCCAACTTTCATCAAAAACAGCAACAGAATCCCATTGTGAACCTTGAGATTTATGAACTGTTAGAGCATAACCATAATCAAATTCTTGACCTTCAGAACGAAGCCAATATTGAGTATCTAACTCTTTTCCTCTACCAAGAAAATGATGTTCTAAAGCTGCTACTTCTACATCACTCTTCATTGGATCATCTGCTGAACGAACAGTCATGTGAACTTTTCCGTCCATCACACCAGTCATTCCAGTGACGTCGAAAAGAGCACCATTCAGTAAGCCTAGCTCAGAATTATTTCTAAGGCAAACTAAACGGTCTGAGATTATTGGGTATTCACCTTCATGCCCAAGAAACTTACGAACTCTTGAATTCATAGCATGACGAGTTTTGTTTTTACCAACTAGAAGTTGATCAAACGATAAAACTCTTTTCTGATCTAGCTTTGTTCCGAACGGCATAACATGACAATCATTTCCCCAATCACCAAGTTGTAAAGTTTTACCTTCACGAACATCTGTCGCCATTCTTATGACAGGACTTTCTTTTGCTTGTCTATGAATTTCGTCTAACATTATGTCTGGTTTTACATTCTCAGTAAAGAAGCCAGCAGCACCAACTGGAGGTAATTGAGCAGGATCACCAAGAACAAGAATTGGTGTTCCAAAAGACAATAGATCTAGACCCATAACAGAATCAACCATAGAACATTCATCAATAACAATCATGTCTGCATTTTTAACTTCACTCTCTGTGTTGAGAATGAACATTGGTTGATTCGCATTTTTAGCTTCTGTTTCAATATCTCTTTGCAGAGCCCTTACCTTTGGGTGATCATTAATAAACTCTTGCGTCATATCTTTAAGAGATATCAATAATTCATTGAGTTGTTTTTGTAGATTTTCTAGATGTTGTTTAGATTTATCACGACTGATATATATCAAGGAATGAATTGTTGATGCTTGACCGCAGCCTTTTGTCTGTAAAACATGAGCAGCTTTTCCAGTATATGCTGCGAACAAAACATTTCCACCAATTCCTTCGGCGATGTGTTTTGCTAATGTAGTTTTTCCAGTTCCTGCATACCCAAAGAAACGGAAAACTTGTTTATCACTCTTATTATACCATTCGTGAACAGCTTTCAAGGCAGCGTTTTGCTGTGGTGAAAATTTCATGATTTTCTCCTGATAAAAAAGAGTAGGCATAGCAGAGTCCTCATCCACTATGCCCACAACCATTCATAACTTAGAACGGCATCTCTTCGTCATCAGAGCTCGCATCTTTTGTGCCACTCGGTGCATTTACATCAACAGTATCACCTTTCATACTATCATGATCAGCCCGAGCCAAACCATTATCAATCATTTTCCCAAATTCACGACCTTCTTCGAGAAGTGCTTTACCTTCATCGGTTCCGGGGTTAATAAGAGACTCTCTATAATTGTCTGCAAGTGGATTGATTGCAAAAGTGAAAAAGGTTCCATCAGCATTTTTCTGCTTTGCTGTAGAAACTTTGCATCTGTTTGCATAAATTGGAGGAGCACCTTTGATGGAATACATCGATGTCAACCAATCTTTGTAGACTTTAATGTTTGTTGATGCGAAGCTCAACACACAAAAACCTTCAACACTTTCTCCAGTTTGATCAAGAATCAGACAATATACATAGTATGTTTCAACGAGATCATTATTTTCTGGAGATTTGAATGGAATTCGTTTACCGTCTGCATCTTTAGGTGGAATACGAGATCCATTATTTTTCTTGATAGCTTCAAGATAGATTTCACTATCAATTTCATGACGTGAAGCAATCCCACCACCTTTATTCCGAGGAATCCATTCAACAACAGCAGATTCTTTGAAAACTGGTTGAACAATGACAGGTTGTTTGATAATTTCTTTTGAAACTGAGTTAACCAAATCACCAGCTTTAATTCCTGGAACTAGCTCGTCCTCAACTTCTGGAGAATTTGATTGCATGATCTTGATAAAAGGAATTGAAAGATCAGCAATTGTTGTTCCTTCGAATCCTTCGTGCGCGTGTTACCATAATCATATGATGCAACTTGTGCGTTTTTCACTTCTGCTACTTCTGTTTTGCCAGCCATTTTGGGCTCCTATAGGCTATCGGTTCTTGTTACATGACCAGCGGTCAGCCTCAACACTATCCTAGTTGAGCAGGATTACAATTCTTTGACTTTCGCTGTTCTTTGGCGGAAAATTCCGAAAATATCAACTGGAAGATTAACTCCTTCACTAAGTTGTTCTTTAACCCAAGAGTTGAGAGTTGCATGATGCACAGTGAAATTTGTTTTCACAACCAATGTTCCGAGTTCTTTTTCAATAGATTTCAACGCTTTTAGAAAGGCTTCTGTTCTTTCTGTTTCACCTTTACCAAACTCAATAATTACTTCTCGCTTGACAATATGACCATAATCATGTTCATCAAGCCAGTTTATAGCTGGAATACGTTTATCACCAGCAATGCTTGATCTAATTTCTTCTTTTACTTGAAGTTCTCTTCCATCACCTAGATTGAATTTTCCATCCATGCCATCAGTTGCTTGTGGAATACGAACTTCTGCAATATCTTTCATAACAGATTTTGCAAATTCTAATTTTGCTTCGATTTGAATTATTTCAGTTTCTGCTGCTAAATACTCATCAGCTAACTGTCTTAGAACAGTTGTTAAATTGCTGCTTGGTTTTTCACGAAAAGCTGCATATTCATCCATTAGATGTCCCCTACTAGCCTGACTAAATTACTAGTAGCCCTGTAAAAAGACAAGCAATATTTGTCTAATAGATCTTAACTATGATTTCAGTATATTCATTATGTCTACCACTCCATTGAAGAAATTTAACTCTACCATCATTATAGTGAGATGCTAGAGCAGTTGCCATTCCAATTAAACCTGGATTGCCGATGAGTAAGAGGAAATCATCATCAGAAAAACCGGATAGTTTTTCATGAAGATCACCAAGCACAAGTTCAGGATTAAAAGGATGAGCACTAGGAGAAAGAAGATATTGTATCTCCCCCCATTTTTCTGCTTTATTAATACTTATGAAACGAGGAACAAGTTCTTTTTTCACTTGATCAAATTTCATTTGTTGCTGGACTACATAAACAGTCATATCCACTCCTTGAGATTGTCGCCAAGGATTTTTGCAGAAACATCACGTTTATTGCGTAAATTAGTGACGATATGTTCATCAATATGAGCATCACTCATGATATCAATATAATTGACTGGATGCTCGTCCATGCCTCCGCGGTGTGCGCGATCTTCAGATTGAAGTCGATCTATTAGTCTAAAAGAATTAGAATAATAAACCATTGTCTTTGCTTGAGTTAGAGTCAGACCAGAACCGCCCTTTTGAGCATTACCAACGAACCACTGAACATCACCTTTTTGGAAAGCGAGCTTATTTCTTTCAGCAGTATCATCATCAACAGCTCCATCATAACGAACAGCATTCTTACCTAATAGATCCATGATTTGATCAATATCATGACGGAATCTAGCCCAAACAATTCCAGGACTATAAGTCTCATCACGGATTGCTTCCATCACATTCATTCTAGGATTTTGTTTTGAAAACATGTGGACTGGTTCGTCTTCTCCAACAGGAACATAATTGCATGTAATTTGTTGAAGTCGTAGAAGCATAACAATTGGAAGTTCTGCTGTGATTAAAGTATCACCGATTTCCAACATCATCTCTTCTTTAAGTTGTTCATATGAAACACGCATCTCATGAGACATTTCAAAATATCGTTTTTGATAAAGTTTCGGAGGCAGATCAAGAACATCATCTTTCAAAACGCGATCAGTAATTTCTGAAAGCCAAGATTCTAATTTATCAAGATTTTGATACTCAATTAGTTTGTCATATCCTGGATCATAACCATGTAATTTCTTACAATCAGCAGCAGTGAACCATCGCCCAAAATAGTTTCGAAATTCTACAGTTCCATGAATACCTTTATTCTTCCAAAACCACTCGTCAAGAAAACGGATTTGACTATACAAATCAAATGGGCCGACTGACATTGGAGTTCCAGTTAGAATTCTTCTATACTTAGCATATTTTGCAGATGCAACTATAGATTTTGTTCTCTTTGCAGCAGGTGACTTGATATTATGTGCCTCATCAAGAACATAAAGAACTTCTTTATTCTTTAGAAATTTCCATACAAGCTCTTTACCTTCTTTTGTCATGAAAGCATTATAGCTCATCAAAAGAACAGCAAGACCATTATGATTGAATAAACTATTCATGGATCTTTTATGGTGCTGTGTTCCTTTTTTCGCAGTTTTAAAAACTTGCACCATTGTCTCTAATGCAACTTCTGGAGGCATATGTGCTGGAATTTCATCTGTGTTCCAATTGCGCTCAACTCCTGGAGGAGCGACAACTAGTAAACCATTGATTTCTCCATTCATATACATGATTGAAGCTGTATCAATAATAGGTTTCGTTTTTGCTGTTCCCTGTTCCCACAATAAACCCCATGACTTTTTCATCATATGATTTTCTAAGTGTTTTCTTTGATGAGAAAAAGGCTCTATTTGATGCGGGTAGCTATGAATATCCATATTTGCTCCTTTTCTAATTTTATACTAGCCCAAGTAAACAGGCACGACTAGTTCCATTTATCCTGACCATACTTACCATACTTTGAAAATCAAAAAGAAATAAAGTATGACCATTCTAAGTGCTTGTCTCTATTGGGTTAATTTGTCACTGACCATACTTACCATACTTGTCATACTGTTTTTAGGTTGCCAGGAAATAGCTGATAGCCTTGGCTTGCAAATTGTGTGCGGCATGTGTGTCAAGTATGGTCAGTGAAGTTTTATGTATGCTAGACAATGGTTTACATTTTTCTTCCTGACCATACTGACCATACTTAGCGCAATCGCTTGACTAGCCAGAATGCAACTATTCCAAACACCATGACAGCACCAGCAGCGAATGCCCACTGTAATGGACCTTCAGGAAGTGCAGCAGCAGCCGTCATCCATGCAGGAAGAGAACCAGCACCGATTTTAGCTGCATTGTCTAGAGTTAGACCATCTTTTACTTCTTCAGTTCGAGACAAAGGCTCATCATCAGTTTTCTGATTAGAGCCATCATTAACTTTTCTGGGGGCAGGAATATTCAACTCTTTTCTATAAAGCATTACTGCTCTATCAATAACTCCGATATCTCTTTCCTGAAAACCTTCTTCCTCTCCCATTACACGACGAGTCCAACCTTTACCGAAAGTCTTGTAATGTCTGAGTCTTTTCAACCATCCCCAACGCTTATAACATAAATCTGTTATAAGTGATTCAATATTATCACTGGATCTAATTGCATCGAGAGTAATATTTCCAAGAATTCCATCAGCTTTAACATGAACTAGTTCTTGGAGAAATTTTATTGCTCTACTTGGGCCTGAATTGATTGCAAAATCATACATTGCATAGTCTAGACCATTTGGTAGATGATCACCCCAAACTTTGTCCCAATACTGATCTTTGTAGATTTCTAAAACTTCTGAGTTTGTGATGCTCTTAACAGATCGACTTTTCAAACCTTTTCTGCGCCTGAAAGCATCATAGGTTGTCTGTATAATACCTTTATTCGTTGCACCACCTGGATCGTCTGGGTGATTCACATAACCACCTTCATGAACTAAAATCCAATTAGTCGCAGTTTCTAGATTATCTTTCATATCTCACTCCTATGGATAGAATTTAGTATGTGTAATCCACAAAGGATGGCATCTATGGCTTACTATCGCTATTGTGTTTTCTAAACTCTTCAAACCAGTTAATTCCCATGGACCAGCTTTTTGATTATTATAAACTGGTCTTGAATATGGTAAAGAAGCTGATGTAGATTCAAATTGAATTATGATTCTATTTCCAATTTGATTGAACCAAGATAATCCAACAAATTCACATGATCTAACTTTATCAAATGAAAGTGAAATAACTAATCCTGTCTCAATTTCTTTTGTATCAGAAATCTGAACATTTTTTATGACTGGAAAATATTCTCCTTCATACTGTGAAAATATAGGCCACATGATAGGAATAAATCCGAGTAGTATCAAAAGATAAAGAATCGGAAAACTTAAAAATCTATGAAGCTGTTTTTCACGGGACAACATTAAAGCCCCCTTGAATTAGAAATGTCATTAATGATCCTATAATACCCATGATAATAACCCAAACAATACGAAGAAGATAGCCCTTCACTTCTCCGACACCCTCTTCAAGTTTGTCGAATCGTTTGTTCATGTGTCTGTCTCTTTCAGCCCTAACCGCCGCGTCAGTAGTTTGGGTATATTTCCAATCTTCTAATGTTTTGATTCGCTGTTCCAATTGCTCACTCAATTTTGTTTCCTTGAATTTTCGCATCCCGATCTGCATAAAAATCTTGTAAAAGAGTTTTATACTTGGCACATTCTATAAGATTTATTCTATCACGAATCCAGAATTTTTCAACTTCAAATTGTGATAATGATTTATCAGGAAGAAGAACAGGTTGAGCACACTCTTTTAACAACTCAGAACGAGGAGAAGCTAGACTCGGTGGTTCAACGGATCCGATTGATTCGCTGCACGCTACCAGAGTTGATAGCAGGACGATCGGCGTCAACATCTTCACCAGCTTTAATTTGGAGATCCAAGATCTCAGCATTTTTCTCTTTCAGAAACTCTTCAAGTTCTTCTATTTTTTCATTTGATTTCCGTAGGGCTGATTGATTAGCAGCATTTAAACGATCACGTTCTTCTGCAGCTAAAATTTCATATCTTTGAGTGGTATCTTCAACCCCACGGTTATATGAAGACCACGATATATAAAGACCGACTCCCACCACGAGGAGAATTGCCAAGATATACGGTAAAACGCGGGATAATGCAACCCCAAGGCGTGTTCCAAACCATGTTGTTAAAAGCGATATAAACATGTGACCTCCCTGGACGTGCTGGATGCAAAGCAACGCCCTACCATACCACCAGCGCCGCCACAGGATGCGCCAGAGGGCCGCTTGTGCCCCCTGCCTGCTACCCTACCACCTGCCAGCCGTTGCGGGCGTCCCTGGACGTCCCTAGCGTTCTTCATTTGTCATTCTTCCCTGCTCATAGCTTGCAGCGATATAATAGCCGAGGATCAGAGTGGACCAGAGACCAGTTGCAGTCGTTATGAGCCAGCGCATGTCCTCCATCCTTTGGGCAAGCTCAGCACTGTATAGCCCAAGAGAGACAAGGACCACGATGAAACTTGACATCAAGAAGAAGCTGATCTTCGCAATGCGACGGCGATGCTGAAATCTCTGTTCTGTGTTCATGATGTCTGTGCCAGTCTATAGTATTGATCGAGGATCGCGACTTCAGTCGCAGTTAGAGTGCGATCGATATAGCCGACTGCGAAGATGTCTCCGTTGAAGAAGTTGTCTACCAAACCTGAACCAGTATGCCTTCCGCCGATATACATTGCTTGATTAGAGATCGTTCCAGCTTTCGCAGTTGTGTTTACCTGCACACCGTCGACATAGAGGAACATATCAGTTCCATCCCAAGTGCTGACAATGGTGTGCCAATCAGTAGCAGAGCGAAGATCGACAATCCCTAGATCCTGGAACATATTAGACCCAACAGAACCAAGACCCATAGAGGCGATACCGTTCGTCAGCGAGATCCAAGCTCTGTTAGACCCGTTAGCAGATCCAATAAAAGTTTGAGTTCCAGTGGCTCCAGTATTCGCGCGGAAACGAGCAAAGAACGAACCCTGTGCTGCATTGGGAAGTTCCGAAGTTATCATTCTATTGTTAGTAGCAAAGATAGCGTCGCGGTTTGTGAGATCATAAGTCGGAGAGAAACCAGTGCTACCCTGAGTCGCATTCTGGCTGTTGCCACTGAGATCAGTCAGTGCCATGATGAGATCGCCATTCTCTGCAGAGTCCGAAAGAAGAATGTCTTCCCAAACATGATCATTCTCGAACCTGTAGAGGATTCCACCAGTTGGAGTGTTCGGATAGTTGAACAGCTTCACATCAAAGGCATCAGTGATATGACCAGTGATGAACGAGATATTGTTCGTAGAGCCGCCGACGTTGCTAGTCCAGACGATACCTGGATCATCAGTTCCGATATCTCTCTGAGCAGAAATACCGATACCGAGCCTGTTCTGATTGATTGTTATTGGGCTGATTTGGGTATAGCCTGCTTCTATTTCAATAGTAATTCCTACTTTAGAAAGATGGTTCGCCATTGTCGTAAAGACGATAGTGTCGTCGTAGTCAATCACAGATGAACCAGCAGTGAAAGGAGGACTCTGGTTCAAATTCGTTCCTTCTACTTCAGTATAGAAAGACGGAACACCAGAGTATCCTTCGAATGCAGCGATTTGCCCTATGAAACGGTTCGCGACTGCTTGACTGATCGTTATGTTCCCGCTTTCTGTTCCGTTAGAACGACGACCGAAGATATAGATCCTATTGAGCGGGCCGTCTTGACGCTCAAGTAGAACCCAGCCGGTTGGTGTCATAACATCAGAACGAGCCATGATCGTGAGCAGCAGAAGATCACCAGCATTCAAACTCGTTGGATATGGAATGTTGATGCTAGTTCCGCTTTCAATGATGACGTGGTTTCCAGCATTCTTGTAAGCCGCAGAAAGCAGGACTTGATCCCAAGTGAAGGGAAGAAAAGAATAATCAAACGCAAATACATCAGCAGCAGGATTATATTCCCAGCGAGGAATTACTCTAATTTCTCCATCACCAGAAAGAGTATAAGCTCCAAAGTTAATTGTATCAGATGTCGGTCCAGGTTGAGCAAGATCACTATAAATTAGAACTCCTTCATGATAAAGTTCAATATCATATTCTTCAGCAAGTGCATCAGATATATCTGGAGTTTCATCAGGATCTGTTTCTATTGTGATTAAAGAAGCTTCTCTATCAGATCTTGCCCAAGACACAGTTGTAACTCCTGTTGAGTTATTAGCAACAAAAGAATTTCTATTTCCATCGAGTTGAAGATTTCTAACTCTTTGAGGGCGTCGTGCAAAACGAGCCATTGTTTGATTTTCCTGAGTTATATCATCAGGATCTATTGCGGATGGACCCACTCGGTCAAGCAGCTTATAATATAGAGTTCCAGTTTCAGAAAGATTGTCTTGATTTCCTTCACCATAAAGCTCTGGAGTTATTTGCCAAACTCGTGTATTTATTGGATGAGTTTTTGGAGAAGTTCCAAGAAGACCACGATAAACATTGCTGATGGTCCATGAGCCATCCATATTATCAACAGCAGAAGTGAAACCCATAAATTCACCATTTGCATAAAGCAAACCAGTTTCACCTTCTCTAAGCTCTGTCAATGATCCAGCAGGTAGAAATCCATCTTCTCCTACTACGTTGATAACATCGAAACCTACAGAGTCTACTCCAGTTACAAAACCTTCCATTCTATCATATTCTGCGAGTAGATTACCAGTTGTCGGATACGTAGCTTGCTGAGGTTCACGAACATCAAGATCTCCACTAACAATTCCAGAAAGCAAATCAAATGAAGATGATGCTGTGCTAGGTTTCAATGCAAGAGGAATAACACCAGCTTTTCCATCTGCAATTGGGAATTGAACTCTATTCATAAAGAACCGAGGCATTTCAAGAAGTTCTTGAACAAGAATCTCTTCTGGAGCAACCACTGGAGCAACCCAATTACTTTCAGGAGGAGGAGCAAGAACAACATCAGAGAGAGCAAAATTATCTTGAAGACATTGAACAACTAATTTCCCCTCTAGAAGCGATCCAAAATCAAATTGTTGAACTCTCATAACAATAGAAGTTATACTATAATCTGGCCAATTTACTTTGAAAACATCTCCTGGACGCAGCCTATTTCCATTTCTATTCATTTCAATAGTCATTCTGAAAAGAGGCACTGAAAGTTGAGCTCTTTCTCTAGATGCAATTTTATTTGCAAGAGTTGCATCATAACAAAAAGGCATTGAGATAGTTGTGCTTCTAAGGCGACCAATCATGCCAGCAGTAGCCATATCTTGAGAAATAGCGACAGCATCACTTTCTTTGTCCCTTTGTGGGAAACTGACTTTAACTTGGGCAATTACTTCGTCCCAACCTGAACGTGAAAAATTATTGATTTTCAATATTGAATCTTCATCATATGTATCGAGCAAATCGACATCATAATCTTCTCTGATCAATTTAAAAATAATTTTTCCTGTTTCTGGATCTTGATAAGCAACACCATCAATTTGTCTTAGAATTTCATTGAGAACTGTTTTCCCATCAGTTTCAGCAGTAACTTGAACAGAAACTCCATTACTTTCATCATAAAGAACTTGACCAATATTTTGAAGAGTTGTAATATCAATTATAGAAGGAGACAGCCCAAGTCCATTCCATGTGTCTGTCATTAATTGATAGATTGCTTCTGCTGGATTCATATCAACACCAATTTGCCCATTGTTCACCAAACCTAATTGATTAGTGAAACGCTCTAGAACAAATGCCATTTTACGAAGTTGAGCAGACTCTCCAAGCTCTCCATCAAGAACAAGATGAGAAGTTCCAAGATAAGCAGGAACACCACCAGAACCAACTAGTCCTTCAATGAAAGTATCTACTGGTTGATCGGCAATATCAAATGAACCAGAGTAGAAAGTTCCACCCATGTTCATTGCACCACCTTCTTTATAGCCACCAAAACTTATTCCAACCCCAGACAAAGAATAAGCTGCTCCACCACCTGTGTCACCAGACCAAGCAAGTTTATCATCAACATATATTTCACGTAGAGTTACACCCTCGCCCATAGCAAGAGCCATATCCATTGATAGAAAGTATCTATAACCCACAATCACTTTCTTAGATGAAAATAGACCAGTTTTTACTTTCTCTTTAATTGGAACAGTTTTGAAATTTCCATACCAAATCACATTTGGTGCAGCCATTCGAATAGTCCCAAGGACTAACGGAATAGGAGCGTTTTCTGTGGCTCTTGGAAAATCAACGTCATCAAGACTTCGAGCTCTAGCATTCTCTAGCTTTGGCTTCGGAGCCAACAAAGCAGTAAGAATAAATGAGACAACAAATAGTGCGAGTGTGAACCATATCATGTGAGTGTGCTCGTGAAAGGGTTACGTGCTGGAACTATTGGGAAACCACCAAATCTAGCTCCATTTGAGAATTTGTTTTTACAATCACCATCAAAAGCATGATCGCAACCTTTACGCAAAGTCACACTATCACCAATATTTATACTGGCAAATGGATATGTAACAGTTATGTCATTTCCAACAGTAGAAATAATCATTCTTTGTTCTCCAGCAGGTGAGATGAATTGGCCTGCAACAGCATCACCAGGAGCCCAAGGATATGAAGCAACAGTGATAATGTTGCCAGTGATTTGTGTTACTGTCGTCACATGCTGATTTGTTGCTGGATCTACTCTACATCTTGAATCATATAAAATATGATTACATGGTGCTTGATATCTTGGAGTTGGAGCATTACCATTCAATGCATAAGACATTAAAGCTGGAACTTTGAGTTTTGCAATTCTTCCTTCTACAGAAAAACCAGTAACCCTTCCATTCCATAAAACAACTGTATCATTTAGATCTGTTTCATGAGCACGACTCAATGTGAAAACGAGATCTGGTGGAGCATTCTGATAAGCATACTCGTTCACTAGAGGATGATCAAATGGCATAGTAATTTCAAGTGCATTCTCAGTTTCTTCCTGAGTTGCAACTTTCAGTTTATTTCGTGAAATCATTATTGGAGTAAATAAACGAGCATTAGAAGTGACAGGTAATGAGTAACTCGTCAAATAATAATCGTTATAAGTTCCATCAAAGGAATAAAGCTCAATTGGCCTTCCTGATGTCAAACCAGTTTCTTCATCTTGATATGCCATATTTATTCATCCGAACTAAAGACACCAAAGCTAACCTCACTATAATTGGCAAAATGTCTAAACGCAACCCTGTCTGATGCTTTCCAACGCATCAAGAAACTAATGTATTTTATAGTAGTATAAAGAGGATCGAGAGGAATTACTGGAGTAAAAGAAATATCACATGTTCCATCTTCATTAACAACAGCATTTGTTATCACGTGTTGAGTTTTAAGTCCATTGGTGTATTCTATTTGAATTCTTTTCCAAGTCAGATATTGATAATAAAGGTTTGGAAAATATCCTTCATTAATATTAAGAGTTGAAACACCTTGAACATCAAGATTTGGAACTACAAGAGTTAAATCTGGAAAATAGGTCGCCATTAAAAATGATTTCTGTCCACCACGAATAGTGTCAAAAAAGCTGCGCCAATAATCCATCTCATCAGGATCAAATTCACGCTGAATTGTAAATTTTCTTGTCCCATCTACTTTTGGGTGAGGCCATCTACTTTTGACAACACGAACACCAGTTTCATTATCAAGGATTTCTCTTTCAAAAGTAAAATCTTCATTAGCAGTTATCAAAGGTCTACGATCTAACCAAGGAATTCCATCAAATGTATCGATGACTCTTGTTGCATTTGGTCTCAACAAAGCAGACTCTTCAAAACTATCAGCTTTGATTGAAAGTTGACCAGTGACATTTCTCATATCGATGCCGCTGCCATCGTTTATCATAGAGTTTATTGCAGGAGCACAAACCCAATGGTCATCAATGTCAAATCCAATTGAAGACTGCAATGTAATTCCATCAGAATCTACAGAAGCTACTCTACTGAGTATGAGACTTTCTGTCGTTGGGTTTACTATTACAGCAAACTCATCTGCACGAAAATTAGATCGAGCATTATCTAGAAATATTTTAGTTGCACCGATAGAAGCTGGTAAATCTGGATTTACTGAATATTGATAAAGTGGAACCAGAGATTGAACAGCTATATTTTTTCTCAAAACATTATATTGATCACGTCTTTGTCTAAGATCAATTATTTCAAATGTAAATTCTTGACGAATCCGAGGATAACGACGTAGAGAAATTCTTTGTTCGCCGCCTTTATGATTTACGAGAACATCTGTCTTGAATTCCCAGATTTCTTTAATTGGTTCATCAGGAATAAGATTAAATGTATCAGAGATAGCACCTAGAACATTAAGAATTCCAATAAGATTTGTTGTAACGATTTGGATGAGAGCATCAATTGTCGCTTCTGTATCATTTTCAACTTGCATGTTAACTTCACGAAATTGAAAATCTCCAATAACTTGTCCAGCAGTTAAATCAAAGCTCAGAACAGAACTTCCACTGATTAACACATCAGTTACTGTTTCACTTTTTGGATTTGTGCTCCATATACGAAATGGAATATCAACATTAAGCTGAGGATTGTTTAATTGTAGAACAGTAGGGATTACCCAAAGACGGAAATGAAAATCTGTATGTTGACTCGTGGCAATGTAATTATTACCTTGAGTTAAACCAGCAGGAGGAGTTCCAGGAGTTGCATTTGTCACGATTGGTGAATCAATCCATGCATCTCTGATTGCTTCCCTGATATTGTCAGCAGAACCACCATATTGTGGAACTGCTCCAGGTTGAAGCAAAACAATAGAATAAGGATTAGTGAGATCTGGAATTAAAAATCCAATTAGATCTTCATCAAGTATGATTCCAGCCATTAAATTACTTTCTTATAAGCTAGACCATAGAATGCACTTGAAACTTTATACTGTTGACCAAGAGTTGATCTTTCTTTTCTAGCAACGAAAGGAAATACTTTCCAAGTATCAGATGCATATGTGAT